ATGAAGCGCGGAGCAGTTTATATTAGGGTTTCCCACCTAAAGGATGACGGAGTAAGTCCGGAAACGCAAATGGAAAAGGCGCAACTACAAGCAAGTCTATCCTCCATCGACATCGTGAAAGTCTATGAGGACTTGGACATATCAGGCCGATCCGCAACTAAAAGAATAGGCTTTCAGCAACTAATCGAAGACGTAAAGGGCGGTAAATATGATGTTGTCTTAGTCTACCGCCTTGATCGCTTTGCCCGAAACGTCCGCGACTTCCACCACTACGTCGAAGTCCTAGAAAAAAATAATTGTAGCCTAATATCTATCAGTCAGAGCATTGACACTGGCTCCCCCACTGGTCGCTTGCTCAGAAATATTTTGATAGACTTTGCCCAGTTTGAGTCTGAAATGATTTCCGAGCGTGTACGTGATAACATGGTCCAAAACGCCAGGCGGGGATCCTGGAACGGTGGCCAAAAGGCTTATGGCTATGACTGGGACGATGAACAAAAACTTTTAGTACCAAACGACAACGCAAAATGGGTACTGCTTATGTTCGAAGAATACGCTTCAAATCCGGGTGCAAATCGCATTCGTAACCTTTTATATCAGAATGCCGTACAAGCCCCCTCTGACGGCAAATGGTGGGCTCCTACAACAATTCGATATATACTTAGGAACTCTGTTTACATCGGTAAAATAGAATACGCCGGTGAGGTTGTGGACGGCAAGCATCAGCCTATTATTTCTCAGGATATTTTCGATCGGGTGCAGCACCTTTTAAGCAAGAACAGCGAAATGGCACCGCGCAGCAGGGATAGTCAGCACCTACTTTCCGGACTTTTAATTTGTCCTTACTGCGGTCGCCATCTCCAAGCTAGATTTAACGGCAAGAAACGAATACGCCGGTATATGTGTTATACCAGGATTAACATGGGAGTTAATGAGTGCAAATGTAAAATACTTGACGCTGATAGTTTGGAAACAGAAATAATTAATACTGTACTTACACTTGGCGATTCATTAGGCTATTTTGAGGATGCCAAACAGTCGCTAAAAGAAGTCGCGACAGCTGCAGCAGAAGAAAAGCCTATTATAGATAAAATGGAAAAAGAAAAAAGGCTTAAGAAAATAAGATCTGCCATGAAAGACTTATTTAAAGATTATTATGAAGAAAAAATTATACCACGGGAGCAATTTATGGAAATCAATAAGCAATATCTTGAGGAAGAAAGTCAGTTAGTAAACTATTTAGAAAAGTTAGATCAGATAGATAACCATTTCGCCGCCCAAGCAGCCGACATAGATCTACTACAAAGACAGCTATCTGCTTTAAGAACAGCTTGGACGCTAATGACCTTCGAGGAAAGGAAAATGTCCCTGAGGGATATTATTAAATCTATTTCGCCATATACTGATTATATTGAAATGGATATATTTTTTAGAAAGATAGAAATAATCCCTCAAAAGAATACTGAAACAACTATGAGCTTTTAAAAGAAAAGCCCTCCTTTAACCAGGAGGGCTTTTCTAATGAGTCGGGATGACATGATTCGAACATGCGACCTCACGGTCCCGAACCGTGCGCTCTAGCCAAGCTGAGCTACATCCCGGGGAATGGTGTCTATCGGGTGCAAATGCTCTACCAAGTCAACCCAATAGACACCTAAAGATCCCTTGTTTTGTGCCGCTTCCGACGGTACTCTTATTATATCATAAATAATTTTCTCTATACCTTCCTTACCTGAACATATTTTAAGACAAAAAAAATAAACCCTTTCGGGTTATTTCAAGTGCTCCAATTTTTCTTTTATCTCGTTGTATGCCGATCCGTTCTCGCTGTCTGGTTTCATATCCCAGCCACGGTCATAATTTATCTCTTCCACTCCGTCCTTAGTGATCGTCAACTTTGAGATTCTTCCGTCGTCAATGCCCATGTCGCTCGGATTATCAAAAACTTTGCCTGAGAATTTATAGTCGCCATAATGACCGTTAACGTAACTATTTCTCTGTTGCTCAATTATTACCTCATTATTATCAGTAAACACGCTAACTACATTGCCGGCCGCGTTCCCCAGCGTCAGAACGCCGCAAAGTATTAATCCTATAATTTTTGTCGCAGCGGGTACTTGTATGAGCATTATTAATCCCCCTTTTTATTTTTCTTTTGGGCTTTAGCTTCTTCCTTTCGCTCCTCTCGCCAAGCTTCATCCCGTAGCGTTATTTTCCGCTTGCCCTGGATGTAGTCAGTAACCTCCTTCCAGTGCCGGCCGAAATATTCTGAACATTGCGATCGCCGATAACTCCGATCCTTAACCGGCCTTGGTGGCGCTGTCATATGGCAAATAAACGCTGGCAAACTATCAGCACTCGGCAACTCCATCTTGCAAGCAGCAACCCAACGCTTTGGCAGTTGTTCGTATAGCTTTCTAGCCTCCAAGGGGGTTAACTTTTCCGCATGGTCGATGAAAGTTTTCTGGAACTCAGTTTTAAAGAAGTTGAAAAACGGCCCGCCTGCATAAATACCAGCCTTGTATTTTCCAAACTGCTCTGCACTGTGAGCAAGAAAAATCATCTTGTTTCGATACTTCCGGGCCTCCACTCCTATTTCACCGTCCAGGAGTGGCCCAGTACCCTCTAGGCAGTTGTGCGGTTCGTCGATGATTGTATAAAACGGCCTGCGTTTGCTCTGTGGAGTATCCAAACGACTTAAAGTAGCTAACCATATTTTAGCCATCAGGAAACTTGCCACGCGGTTAACTCCGTCCTTGCCAAGCTCAGCTTTGGGTATCCTGAGCCCTACGAAGTACCCACCCTCATCCATCATTTTGCGGAAATCCAAAACAGGCTTGCCATCCTGACCTAACTTTTCCTGCTGTAAAAATATATTTACTAAGGTTCGCTTACCAGCCAGCAAATTAAGCCGGTCTAAAATGGGCTGTACTAAAGTTTTGTCGGAGCCCTTGACGGCTTTTTGCTGTAACTCCCGCAAAACATCAACAACCTCCGACTGCTGCTGAATAGTCTGGTCCTGCAATAACTCCTCTCGGTAAACTGGTGATGATAAAGCCAGCACTACATCTAGCAACCCACGGCGCGGATCTGTCAGCACGCCTTTTCCGACAGGTGATAGAAAGTATTCCATCCTATCTGAAAACTCGCTGCTGGCTAGTTGGTTTATAAACGTATATATGTAGTCAGTCATTCGCTCTGCAGCGTCCAAAGCGGCTAGTTCGTCGCTCTCCCCCTGCATCCCACGCAAAGCAACATCAGTCAGTGTCAAAGGTATCGGCCAGTGCTTGCAGCCAAAATCTAAGTCAAGTATTTTGTGATCAGGTGTATCGCTTGGTAGACTATCCCTGACAGCGTCAATAGCGGCACCATCGGCCATGTCGAAAAGGAATACCGTTCTGTTATTTTTAACACCTTCGACAGCAAGCACAATCCCCCTCCCTGTTTTACCACATCCCATATTTCCGTAGTCAATCTCTGTTTTGCACTCAATATCTGGGTCGCTGATAGGTAACATGGCCTGTCGTGTTACTCCCCTATCTGTAACTTTCCCTAATGGTATACCAACAGTACCGAACAGTTCTGCAGGCAGGGTAATTTCCTGGAGCTTAATCCCGTTGATCTGCGGATAGTCCTCCTGGAGTTCCCGGCCGGGTATTTGTATCAGTTTCCCAGACTCTGCAGTCGATAAAATACTGTAGTTAAATTTCAGCTTTGGCAGTCGCTTGGTCGTCATGGCTTCGATAGCTGCAGCTTTCTTTTTCCGGTTTTTTACCTCCCTTGCTTCAAATTCATTATCCCCTACAAGGTCAGCAAAAGCTCCTGCCAGAGTGCGGGCAGTTGATTCTCTGCTACCTCTATCGTCAGATTGTGCCACTATCCAAAGATAGGTACGCATGGCACCCATCCCACCCTTACGCTTTGTTGCCGATGTTAAATTTTCTATCGCAAACAGCCCTGCCTCCGGGTCTACTTCTTTTTTGGCGTAACGGTTCTCTTGTTTGTCGGATTTGATCATGTCGCCAAGCCCCACCATAACCTCCTGCATCAACTGCCCTGTGCAGGTCAATCCTGAACGTAAATAGCCGCTAGCATCACCGTTCCGTTTCAGCGGTTGCCGTCCGTTCCTGAGCATCTCCCAGGCCTCTTGATAAGTAGCGTTCCAATCAAGGCGGCCCACAGGATCAAAAAATATAAATACTTTTGCCTTGTCGGTGCCGTGCAGGGTCTTAACTGCCTGCAGTAGGGACGGCAAAGGCAGGTTGTTTTTACTGTCAGCAAGTAACGAATACATATCATGCTTACGATAGACTAACTCATATACAGTAGCTTTGTCGGGCTCCCAGGCTTCGCGGCAATCACCGTCAACAGTGATAGTTGACTTATCCCATATGCCACTTAACCTGCGTATCCAACTATCAACACGATCTCCCGGCACTGTCAGGAGGAAATCAATACTGCCCTGGGTGTAGTCAATCTCCCATGTTGCGCGGTCAGACTGCCGGTATCTTAACTTCCATCCGTCCTCAAAATAAAACCTATCCAGAGGTATTTTAAAAGCGTCTGTTATGGATTTAGCTATGTCCTCCGTGTGCCAGTTCCGGGCCGATGTGTCCGGACGGACGCGGATAACCCTATGTGCAGGAGCGACTATCTGGTAATGACTACGGAGGTTAAAACGCTGTTTTTGCTCATTCTCGTACCATTCAGCGTCTATGTAGTCAGTCTGATTATTTTTCGGTACCAGGGCAGTTGACTGAAAAAACTTTTTCAAAAAATCACCTACTTTTTTTAAAAATAGTGTTTGACAAGCGGTAACGCTTAAACGAAAGGGGATTAAACAAATGCTAACAATAGGCATGTATGAAAACGGGATGTTCAACTGGGAAATTGAGTTTGACGATGATTTTCTGGATAATCCATATTTTGCCGCTTCGCTTGACAATCGCTTTACTCACGATGATAGCGGACTTTACTTCAGCGGATCCGAAAAAGAATACCGCGAAGTAATAGAAAAAGCTATTAGGGATTTTGGTAACTAATATGCACGAAATACTTGACAAAATCATGGGAGTTGAAGACGCCTCCAAGCTTTGGGGCCTAGCTCCCAGCACGGTTAAAGACATGTGCGCTGCTGGCAAAGTCACTGCCGTAAAAATCGGGAAAACTTGGGTAATACCCAAAGACCACCCGAATCCAAAAAAATAAGAAGGAGGAATTTTGATGCTTAAACTTATTGGACCCGCCGCTTTTCGTGCAACTACTGTATGCCCCGGCACTATCAAAATTGGTATTTCAGAAGTACCCTGCAGATCTACCATGATAGTAGGGACTGTTTGTAGGATGCCGGACGGCACCCCTTATGCCGACGCTGTTTGTGCTACCTGCGGTTATTACCTTGACAGTACCCCGTCTGAGGACGATCTCAGACGACTGCATATTAGAAGCGTATAGCGGATATCAAAAAAATCCGGTTTGTGGTCAACCGTTAAAACCACAGAAGGAGGAATTTTGATGAAAGATGCAATTTTAACTTTAGTCGTTTATGTGCCATTGCCAGACCGTAAATATAGGAATCATGTTTACTCTGTGGATTGGGCGGGCCACACAGCAACCTGCAAAAGCTCCACGGAAGCCGAAAATGTAATCAGGGAAGAACATTTAAATATTGTCACCAGACAGACGGAAGTTTACTGGGAAGACGATATTTTATCCCACAGAGAGTCAGGCATACGGTCTGCCATGATTCCTTTTTGGAAAGAATGGTAGAATCGTCTATTAATTAACCGCCTACGGGCGGTTTTTATTTTACCAGCCCTCGCGCTTCAAAGACTGCAGTTCTTTTACTTTCTTCTGGATTTTCTTTTTATCGGCGTCAGACTTAGGCTTTAATCCTTTTAGACAGCTTATAGCATCGTCAATATTTCTGCTCACAGTTATTCCTCCCTCTCTTTTAAAATGTGTATAATACACGCTCATCCTGCGCAAAATATAATCAAACACAAAAAGGAGTGCTGGAAATGATAAATCTTAAACACATTAAAACTACTGACGGCATCGTGCCGATTATAAACAGAACTCTTGAAGTATTAACGGGTGACAAAACAAATAAATCGTTCGTTATTGTTGAAACTAAAATTGGTAAATGGATAAGTTTCTTTATGGATGAACTAGATAATGCTCTTTATAGTGGCAGTGATCTGAAAGTTGCTTACCACGATAATCATATTGATGCTATTAAGTTTAGAGCATAGGACGCCGTTTTTATTTTAATGATGCACCAACAACCTGCACCACCACATACAACGCCACCGAAAACAGCACACCCTTCCGGGCCAGAGAAAAGCCAAACATCGAGAAAAGCAACGACACCATAGCGCCCATAAGGCAAAATTCAAACGAATAGTAGTAAAACGCTGTCCCGACTCCAGTAATAACAGTAACCCACCCAGTCAGCTTTTTCAGTCCCATCCCGACCAACCAAGCAGCCATTCCAGGCAATTACGCCACCCCCAGCAGTCCCATAGCGAGAGGCATAACGCTGAGCGCCCCCTTGATCTGGTAGAAGAAAAATGGGATAATAAACACCCCGATGTAACCAAGCATGGCATACTTGATTTTGTCCTTGCCTCCGGGATTGCCGATTATAATTTCAATTAATCCCCAAATAGCCATGCCGATACCGACAGGTAAAGCTAACTCCTGCAACATCGAGATAACGGGCTGCAATGCCGGAGCAATGCCGATGTAGGCCGTATTTGCGACTGGTACTGCCTGATTTGCTACGCTGTACTGCCCTGTCATGGCTGAGATTGGAGCAGTAGCCAGGAGGTTTATGCCTGTAGTCAAAGGTAGTATGTGGCGCTTGGCAGCCTCACGAATGCGGGCCAGTCTGTCGCGCAAAGTTTCGGTTTTTGGTTGTGGTTTGGTAACTGCTACCGGGGATGATTCGGGTCTGACTTGGATATTGGTTGATTTTTTAACTTTGGTCTGCCATGTAAAAGCTTCGTTTTTAACTGGTTTTTCTGCTGACTGTCTATAATTTAATGGTTTGCCGTTGATTTTTATGATCATTCGATAACCACCTTTCAAAATGTTAAACCGTTCTGTTTAATATGTGTTACAATTTTATGTCTTATTGCTTGTCCACTATTCCAATAAAAATAGAGCCTACCGAAGGTAATTTATTCCTCAATAGGTTCTACATAAAATAAATCGTCTGTATTGCATCCCGTAGCCCTTGCCAGCAGGACGGCAGCAGTTACAGTAGGCTCGTGGTGACCGTTCGCTATTTGGCTTATGTATGCCCTGTTAATGCCTGTTTCCAGTGCTAATTGTGCCTGAGTTTTGCCGGATAACCGCATTGCATCCTTTATGTTATTTCTTAGGCGTATTGTCTTTTTTGTCGCTGGTTTGTCAGGTTCCTTATCCCGGTTATACGGCTTCAACCAGTCATCAATTATTTGCTGGATAAATAGCTTTTCGGTCAGTCCTAGATCTATTTTTCGCGCTTTGGCGTATATGGTACATAAAATCTCTGCCATGTCCGAAGGCAGGTCTAATTGTCTAAACATTAAAATCACCCCTTTGTTATGTATATTCAACATTGACTCGGGAAATAATACTGCCAGAGGTGATTGTTTTGTTATCAGTATTAAAAACATCAAAACTTATAGGCAAGGAATACGACCGCGACAGCTACGACATCAACAGAGCTGCCAAGGATATAGCCACTAAAACCCTTAAAAAAGGTACCCAAACAAAAAAACCCTCTTAGTTTAATCTAAGTTGGGGTTTTTTGTTGCCCTCAACGCTGTGTACTGCGTCTCTTGGGTATTCTCCGCATCGCGCACCACATAAGCAGAAGCGAAACGGAACCAGTATAACTTGTTTATTTGGCCTGCCGCACTTCACAACGGATTGGTACAGCAGGCACTCATCAAGTTTTTAAATTAATGTCCTCCCCTGGTACGCATTATTAAGAGGCGCGGGAGGATCTGTTAGGCCTATTATAGTCAAAGATAATAAATTAGTCAATGGGACGCCAAAACCCCGTCAACCCTATGTACATAATACCAAGCATAGCTGGGCTTCGGTTTGACGAGGTACCGGACATGTCTGCCAACATGCTTATTTTACTCTTATTTCGGATATATTTCAATAGTGCCGGAAATGCCCTACTGCTTTTTTGCGTTACTCTTAACTTCGTTAATGCGTTACTCAAAAGCTATTCCCTAATAGATTGAAATATGCTAGTTTTGAGTAAAATAATCTGATGGGAAGTTTAGGTAGTGCTGTATGGCGAAAAAAAATAAGCACCACCAAAGGAGTGCTATAATATTTTTTTGACTGCCAACCAAAGAGCGTCACAAAGCTTTCCGTCAAGTACGCTCAGGTAAAAATCTTCCCCCAAAGCCCAAAAATAACTTGGCTCACACGGATCGTATTCAACCTTGCCGGAGTTCTGCAGTATCTCAATCATCTGTCCGACGCTCAGTAGAGGAATAGCAGAATTCAGATTGAGATATTTAATATTTTGTTCGGTGACAACAAGAGCTTCACCGTGAGTGCAGTTAAATGTAAAATGCTTTACATAAAAGTCGCCTGCGCGCACTTCCCATAACTCCCGAAGTCTGACCTTCTGCTCTTCAGCTAGTCCCTGCAAATCTTGCGGTTCTAGTCGCTGTTTCATTCGGCACCTCCATGACGTCCCAACCGTTTTCCCATGCCCAGTCCATAGCCTGGTCGCAGGAGTCAAGGGATTTTACGGTTTTTCCGTTTTCAATAGAGACTACTTCCCACTTGCCTCCTTCCAGAATGACTTTTGCTAATTTATCCACTCAATTTCCCTCCCTTCTTATTAAATTCCGCATCACCTCAGAAGCGGTTATTTCCTGTTTTTTCGCTAACTTCTCCAGTTTTTCTATGTCCGACTGAAGAAGTCTGTAGGTCTTGGTAATCAATTTGTCTGCTATTTCCGGTCTCCCGGCTCCCTCGCGCTTTCCGCCCTTGGGCATCAACTCAACTCCTTTCCCCACTCACCAACTAGACAAGTGGGATTTTTATTTATGGTAATTTTCTTTTTCTGTCATGCGGTAGGTACGTCTGACAGATAAGATGTACCATTGACTTGTGCCTGATGCGCCTTGGTGAAGCCAAGTAATCTCCACCAACATCCTTGTTACCGAAAACCTCTTTGTCGTACTTCCAACCATGGCTGAACCATGCGGCCATGCCGTTTGAAGCGTTTTTTCCAACATGAATTTTCATAAGCTGTCTGGCGTACGCTGGTTCAATAGCTTTTGTTCTAACCAGGCAACGCAAAGTTAAAAACATTTTTCTCACTAGAATTCCCCCTAAATTATTTTTTCGTTAGGCCAGGCAACCCGCCCGACCTAACCTTTTTTTGACTATGCTAATAATTCCTTTTCCCAGATACCCTTCCAGAAGTAGTACCACCACGTGCTTTGTCCGTTAGTGTTCCTTTCCTCTGTTTCTGCGTTCGGCACTAACTCCAAAACTGCCACACCATCCGGGAACATTTGCATCCACTCTTCCCTAGTTACCCCGTTTTCCAACTTAACCTGCATCTCAGTATCCGCAAAGTCTGTACTGTCCTGCGGGTAGGTAAAAACCTTGTCTCCGTCGAAGTCAATATCTTCTGACACTTGACGACTGAATCCCGCCTGACGACTCAGTCCGTCTCCTGCTATAATATTGTATTTACATGTTCCTTCAATGAATGGTGCTATCTGTGCGAATAATTTCATTATTTAATCTCCCTTCGGCTCTGTGACCGTTTTGTTTTTTATTTGCTTTCCTTAAATATAATTATAGCAGATCCATAGAATAATGCAATACATAAATCAAAGAAAGTTAAAATATATTTTTTTGCGGAAAATAGTATTTAAGCGATTTTATTTATTTGTGAAAGCAATGAGTCATTTTTATATGCTCATCCATTATATGCATCACTCATTGATCAATAAAATAGCCAATAATATTAAAGGAAACTTTTATGTTTATAACGAAATATCTAAATAAAATATTTTACCAAGGAGGTGACTTTACATTTATCAGAAAATTAAAAAAATTGCAATGTTCCTAAGAAGAATTTCTATTGCATTTATTGGACTCTCTGGACTCATTATTTTTATATATCTTTTAATTACTATTACGCTTTCATTGCAAAATAAAAAGTTAATTCAGGATACAGTGCATATGGGAGTTATCACTTTATTAATAATGATGCTCTCTCTGCCTGGCATTATAAGTCAATTCTATAAAGAAATTTTCAATGAAAAGGGAAGATTCAAGGGCACAATGACATGTCCCTGCTGTGGAAGTAAAGCAGATATTGAAATAGAAGAGGTTAAATAGTATATAAAGAAAAGGAAAAGGAGCTGACTATGGGTGACAGCCCCTTTTTTTGTGCTATTTTATTTTGCGTCCTACAAAGAAAAGCATGGCACCTAATACAACCAGTCCCATAATCGGAACTCCTATACCCTTTCCACCATAAGCAATACCTATTTTCTTCAACATTTCCCCTCCTTTCCTAACAAACATATATTCTCATAATAGCATGTAGATAAATTTAATCAAATTACAGTAAAGTAAAATATGTTCTAATTTCTATTATTTAATTTCATTATCTGCCATTATCATTAAGTTTTTAAATTTAATGAAAAAACCAGGTCTTCACCTGGCTAGTTAATCTAGTAATTGGTATGATTATTTCCGATTCGTTCAGAGCATGTTAGGCATCCTGCTTCCCCGTTATACCTGCAATAATGATTAGGTCCAGGAGTGCGACACATTCTTATTTTCTTAAACAATTCACCCATGGGATCGATAACGGTGTTATAGCAACCCCAAGAAACGATAGTCTCCAGTTTTTCTGAGTCTGAGTGCACAAAACTAACCTCCCTTGTAGTTGCGCCTTACAGTTTCTAAAATCCTATCTATATTAGTTTCCTTGACAAAAAATATAGGCTTATCTTGCTCGATCGCTTCTTCTTTCAGCCACCACATGGCTTGATGGCTAATAAAGCGGGTGAGCACAACAAATATATCTGCCTCAGTGGTCAGGGTCTGCAGTTTCGCGTCAACGCTGTCACCGTCATGCCAGATTGTCCGGCACTCACCGTCAACCGTTTCCCTTGGCCAGCCAACGACCAGGACTGTCTTTCCGCTCAAATCTATTGCAGGCTCCTGTGTCTCAGTTCTGGTTTCTTCTATTATAGTAGATGTGTCATTGATCATAACTTCTGCCGGAAGCAGCCCTGCAAGCCTCTCCATCTCAGCACGCAACTCCGCAACCAAACCTTTTAGAGATTTAATCTTTCTTACATCGCTCGGGTCCCGAATAACCTCTGTAGGTCTATTTTGTAATGTAGCATTATCCTGCTTCAACTTTCCAATCTGCTCAGTCAATGCAGCACTCTCCTGTCGGACTTCCGACAATTGGCTACCAAGCACCATCGATCGGTTACGCTGCTTGTCCAGCTCCTTGCCCAACTGACCGATCCGCTCGAACAGGACACCAGTTTCCCCTGATTTCTTTTTGATTACCTTGGAGATAGCCTTTGTGCGCCAGGGCTCCAACTCCTCCGGCAAGGGAACATGTAAGGCCAGATATGTAATCCGCTCCCTGCCATAGATTCTGATCCACTCTTCCATAGGCCATTGTGCAATTGGGGCCCAAACAAATTCCTCTTCTACTATATACGTGTTAGTCGAACGCCAAAACTCTAACTTTTGTTCATCAGTCCGGGTCCGCTTCTCGGCATCCTTGCGCCATGCAGCAACACTGATGGCACCATAGTTCAAAGGTGCCGGAAATCCAAGCTCTAGATAGGCAAATTCAAACTCTTTGTCGGTCAGGTCTTTGAGTAAACTTGACCACTTTTCAAGCGCAAACCTGCAGTAACCAGTCCAGAACTCTTCTGAATTTGCCTGGTAGTTGTCCTTCGCCTTTGCCAAACCCCGGTTATATTCGGCCTCTTCCTCAAGTGAATATGTAACAGCATATGGCGTTTCAGTGCCTCCTATAACAGGCATATCTTCCGAACCTAATTTGGTCTTAACCACCTGCTCCATTTCCTTGCCAAGCATGTTGTACATAGTTGTAAATTCCGGCCACTCTTCGATCCCGCAATTTGGGCATCTGACTTTAACGATCTGATACAAACTTTTATCCAGCTTCTCGTCTAGCTCCTCCCAGTCTGTTACTTCGCCGTAATCCTGCACTCTCACCGACACATTTATTTTACACCGCTTGCAACGCCTCTCCAGGTGCGTAACTACATGGACTGTTTTGTTCATATGTTGCTCCTTCTTTTTTAATGGATTCCACCAGCAATATTATAACTAGCTGAGTCAGTCTGGAATAACTGTGGCCGCTACTAATTTATTTTGCCCACCAGCACTATGCCGGATCCTAAAGTACTCTCGACATTTAGAGCAGTAGGTAATTTTGTTCTTGGTGCGGTGGGTGGATGTAGGGTAATCCATCTCTCCGCCGCACTGAGGACACAAACCAGCAAGTTTGCGCTGTAGTCTAAGCATCTGCTGTCTCATCCTATACCGACATTGGGTGCTATGGTAAACATGTCTTTTGCTTTTTGGAGCAAAGCTGATACCACAGCCGAGACAATTCCTCATCTCTTCCATTCTTGCATCACTCCCTAACCAGTTTCAATCTACCATGTTATTCTAAAAAGTTCAAGGCATATTTAATTTAAAAATAACCATGTTTAGTTTATTCCTGGTTATCGTCGTCTTTGTTGCTAAACAGCTTGTCTCCAGGGCCACATCTCCGATGCTCTTCCTGGATATCTTCGGTAAGCATATTCACGTAACGACGAGTCATGTCAAGAGTGGAATGCCCCAGTATCTTTTGCAGGGCAAATACTTGTCCACTATTTCGCAAAAACATAAGCGCGAAGGAATGCCTAAAAATATGAGGCCTGACCGATACTTGTAGACCAGCCAGCTTACCATATTTTCTGAAGCTTGTCCTAATTGATGCAGTTGATATACTTTCCGCTCCTTTTGCAAAAAATATTTTGTTTGTATCGGTCAGGGTCTGAGCGATAATCCACTGCTTGAATAACTTTTTAGTGTTTTTGCCAAAAGGTACTTGGCGTTCTTTGTTGCCTTTGCCCACCACCTTTATCAAGGATTTATTGAAGTCGATATCCTTGATACAAATACTTAATGACTCTGATATGCGCAGGCCAGTGTCGATAAGCAATTGAATAAGCATACTATTTCGTTGGCCGGCAAAGGTTTCCTGTGAAATAACTGATAGTATTGCCTGCACTTGCTCACCAGTATAGCTGTTGATTATGGCATGTCTGACCTTCAGTGCTTTTAACTTTCGGGCTGGGTTATCCGGTATCGTTTCAACGACTTCATGGAGATACCTAAATAAACCTCTGATTGACTTTATGGAGTTATTTATAGCTGAAATACTTAGCTTTCCTGGCTTGCCGTCCATTTTCGGACGGTTGCGCAGATAGAGCAGGTAGTCATATATGATTTGCTGGGTGATTTCTTCAATGGTTAGTATTCCAGCGTCGGTCAGAAACTTTTTGAACTGCCTAAGTGAAACGCGGTACCACTCCAAGCTGTTGACGGAGTACCCTTGTCCTCCAAGGTACGTCATTAGATCTTTCATAGCCTTTTCTATGTCCATATCACCCCTCCTTGAATTTTGGAAGGGATCCCGATATACTATATTCGGAACCCCTAGCGGTTTCGGTAGTCGCTCAGCGATATGTCTGCCAGGACGGCCTGAGCGACTACGTAATAATTAATTTACCATGCCTCCTTTTATCTATATCCATGATTTTGAATATTCCCTGTTCTTGAAAAGCGCAGCCAGACCGGTAATTTGCTTTAGCCTCAAAAGCTCATCTACATCCATACCGAGATGCTTAGCAATCCAGGAATCAGATTTGCCCATTTCAACAAGCTCGGCCACGATATTGCTCATCAAGTCAATGTTATGCGTACCCCTAGCGCGGTTGTGGCGTATTGTTGAAGCCATCCTATCACTGATTGGTTTATCGATCACAGATACAGGCAAACAGCCATTCTCGCGATCATAAATATCCTTATGTTTCAACATAACGCTGTAGCGGTGAAACCCGTCAACAATCTCATATGTATCATCAGACGGATTAAAGTAACAAACTATTGGCATTGTATAGCCATCTTCTTTAATTGAGTCATAAAGAAGTTTCATTTCGGGTGGAGCTACGGCATTAGGATTCCAAGCATTTGCCCTAATATTTTTAATTGGCACGGCAATAACATTGTAAACTGGGCTCTTAAACGCTTTCATTTGAACCATACTCCTTTGCATACTCAGTAAAGCTACCTCTCTTCTTACTCTCCATAAAACCTTCATCAGCTATCATTTCCATTAAATATTTATTCTTCGTTGTCATAGTAACAACGCCTTTAATATCCTTAATTGCACTGTTAAATAGCTGGCGAAAAACACCTTGTTGCCGGTACTTTTCAACGACATAGCAACTACCGATCTGATAATGTGCTTTTGTTTTCTCCCAAAGATAACAAAACCCCACGACCTTTTTTAATTCAAGAGCAGTAATCCACACTTTTCCGTCATCGTCGTATATCTTGTAGCCAATTTCGCGCTCAACGTCACGACGGGCCAGAAACGGCCCCAGTGTGGAGTAAAAGCTTTTGTCCTGGTTTGTTAGTCTAATTATCTTCATGGACGGTACCCCCTACAAATTTCGGTACTTTTCTATCAGCTGTCGTTGCCGCTCTGCCTGGTTCTTGATTTGGGCAAACGACAATCCTTTGCACAGGTGGTCATTTTTAAGGATGCACATGGCCATCCTACGCCAAGTAGGAGCATAGTGTTTGCTTTCAATATCGCCGTCAAGGCTATCTTCTATTTTCCTGTACCTAACGACACGTTTATCCTTATTCCCTCTGGTAGCTATCTTATCCGTTACAACAGCGGAAGGGGGCAGTTTGCTAAAGCATTCACTTGGCAACCCACACCCGTTTCTATTCCAATATCTCATAAAACGGATAAACCGGCTAACATAGTTCTCCCTGGTTTCGGGTGGAAGTGATGCAAGTAAAAGCTTTGTGTAGCTTTTCCACGTATGCCCGGCCGGTAGCTGTACCTGACGATACCCTAATGCCTTAGTACCACAATAAATATTACCAAAGTTTGCCCCGGATACACGATTAACTACCCTGGCCCATGTCTCGGGTTCGATAACCCGGAACAGATTCAGCCCGATCCGTTGGTCATCACCATAGGGCTGGCAAATCCGCATATCGTGGATGCCGACACCGGCCTTGTAAAACAGATCATAGAGTTTGTTATATTCCCACCCGTTTTTACCATTGGCGGTCCAAATATCTTCAGTTCGCCAATCGTAAATTGGATAGCAATTGTAAAGATTCTCGTCTATCTTCGTTGTCCAGTTTATGCCGCTATAAGTCTCTTTACTGTCGCTTACAATTGTTCTGAATCGGTTAAGGCTTTCATCGGAACGTATGCCTACCAGGCAAGCAGTCTTTTCTCCACCAGAAAACCACTTGCCGAACTTCGGAACGAATTCTTCAAATTCCATTCTGTACTGATAGAACGGAAAGAATTCCTGATCTTTTATAACCGGATAGTCAGGAAATTGCCTAATCCATCTATCTTCTAGTCCTGGCTCCCAGCAACACCAGAACGGCTGATAGACTGACACAGCATTGCGCAGATTTAGCGGCAAGCATGCCCAGTATGGTTCTATCAAGTCAGCATTGTCCGTAAGCATGGTATGTATGTAATTTATGGTTTCTTGATACTGACCTTCCAGATCAACAACAAGAACCCCGATTTTATTCGTTATCCCGTTTTTACGCATATAATCAAGGACAAGGTTCAAAACAACCCCGCTGTCCTTGCCGCCGGAAAAGGAAACATACACCTTTTCGAACTCTTCGAAAATAGTTTTGACGCGTTCCAGTGCTGCTTCATACACGTTCTTTTTGAGATACTTTTTCTTACTCACAGCGACATAATCAACTCCTTTAGACGGTCTTTTTTATATTTGACCTTTTCAACCTCCCTCCGGAAACTATTTACAGTATTGCCCTTTTGGGCTAAGTTTTCAGCGATTCTTTCGTCAATACTGTTCGAACAGCGAATATCAATATAGGTTACCTTATTGGTCTGGCCAATCCGGTGATTCCGATCTTCCGACTGCAGTCGTTCGCTGTATTTAAACGAGTTATTATAGAAAATAGTATAATGTGCCTCATTTAAGGTTAGTCCATGCCCGCCGGTCTTGGCGGTACCAACAAAGAATCTATTTCCGGCATGAAATCTAGCTTCTTCGGCGTTACGTTGCTTTTCTGATAACCCACCATGATACAAACTAAACCCCTGGTCGGCAAAATTGGCCTGCAGCATATCGGCGATCTGTTGGATGTCATATGTATATTTTGCCCAAATAATAAATCTTGTGTCACGCGGTACGCTATAGATCGTTTCGAGTAAGGTGCTCACCCGGTCATGCTCAAACCTCATTTTCTGATAATGACCCCGACTAATCCTCCGATTCCAAAACCCGCAGACGATACCCTGCAGAGCAGTGAACAGTCTAAAGATCGGAATAGAATCGTCATCGTCCTCCAGGAGATCGGCAAGGATTTCCTCCTTTGCCCACTCATAATGCTGCCGCTGTTCGTAACTCATACTGAAATACCTAGTTTCGTAAAGTTTCGACGGAAGATCAAGGCATTCCTCCTTAGTAACCTGGTAAATGTAAGGTTTTATTTTCGCGGCCAGGTACTCAACATTGTGAGCACGAACAATCATGCCCGGATACTTTTCCGAATACTCCAGGTGATTCGCCGCGAAAGAGTAAAACGACTCGTAACCCAAAATCTTGGGAGATAAAAAACGCATTTGCGCAAATAGATCAACTACTCCCTGAGACAGCGGAGTACCGGTTAAGATGAGTCGGTACCGTGCGCGTTTGCATAATTCCGTAATCCGCAACGTCCGCATTGAGCGGTGACCCTTGATGTATGACGATTCGTCCAAGATAACCATCGTACTCTCGGTAATAAGCTTATTTACAGTCAAGACCACGCGGGTACTGCTACTCATTGACTCAATCCCTACAACATACCAAGGCACGCTTGGGACGTTGCTCTCATTTGTCCTGTCTCCAAATACGCAAATGTCACTGTCTATACAGTCAGTATGCTTGAGTATCTCCTGTCTGACCGTTTCCTTTAGGCTAACCGGGCAAAACCAGATTACCTTGTCAATTTTGGTTTTGCGTCGGTCAACCAGTTCAATTGACATGCGCGTTTTGCCAGTACCCATGTCGCAGAATAGACCGCCAATACGAGACGGCAGCACTTTCTCAACAGCAGGTACTTGGTGCGGCAACAGTTCGGTTCTAAGATTCACACTTAACATAGACCAGATCAAGTTTGATACGAGGGTGATCTGGTCTAATTAAGCAAAAGCAGGTGACTCCTATTCTTCCGATGTTCTGACAACCGCTAAATTTACCGACGGTTTTGTATTTATCGCAGGTTTTAGCTAAATTGCACTCTTCGTGCGCGTCATAAAGTCCGCCGTCTTCTTTTATGAGCATGACTTACCCCTCCTAATCCCTAAATTCATCTGCAATATTCATATCAATAGGAACCTCCAAGACGGGAGGCTTGCCGATGGCAACCACGCAATCTTTTTCCGCTGGCGGCGCGACAATTACGGTAAGTATGCTCTCCCATGCCTGCCGTGCTAAATCTATTGCCTTCTGCGCACCTGACGAGATCCTAAAGTCATACATTTGTGCGAAGTCCAGTACCTCGGCAAAATGCTCGGGGGGAACCACAACATCGGGTTTGTCATATCGACTACCGTTAATACCCTTTGCAGCACGGTAGAAGTCTTCTTTCTTGCTCCACCGTACCACTAGGTGACCAGCATAACCGCCTGTAGTGCGGCACATAATCCAGCGGGTATGCTCTGGCTCATATGTGCCGTCGATGGCCTTCTGCCGTGTCTCATCGTCAAAGATTCTAACAGGGAACCCAGCAGCAAGCAGTCTGTGCCCTGCCTCAGATGCACGATCTGCCGGAGTGCCGTTGTGCTTCGCTATTTTTCTTCTCCAGCACAGCCCGGTCCAATCCATACTCAATTTTTCCTTTACAATTTCCCGAAAGTCGTCGCGCTTCTCGGGAAAATATATTTCCATGCTTTTTTCAAGTGCTCGGATTTCCGCTACAGTTTCGGTGACGGTGTTTTCAGGCCTGACAGTCGCCTCTATTTTAACAGCGTCGGTAAGCACCTGTGGCGGCTTATCCTTCTGCTGTTTGGCAGTGTTGAGCAGTAGAGTTTCAAGCATCCGCAATGACATATCACGGCGGTCAATCCACCAACTCGCTGACTCGATCTGTTGTAGGTGGTCAAGTCCGGTCATTAGATCAGCGCGTTGCTCATCGGTGATATTTCCATGCAGGAATCCTTCTGCCCGGAGCAATATCTCCTGGCGTATTCGCTCTGCCCAGGCCACTTGTTTTTCAGTTCCATCGAGTGCTGGCAACTCCATTTCTTTCGCTGCCTCGATAGCTTCGGCGGTGGCCTTTTCACGCTGGCGTTCAAGTTCCGCATGGTAACAGGTGTGGCATAACTTGTTTGGTTCGACGTTCTCCAGTCGCCACTCCCGTAGTTTGTGCTTACCAATAAGGTTAACTGTTTCCTCATGCCCGCAAGCACGGGTAACGTTGTATTGGGCCATGCTTGACACCTCCAACGAACTCTAAGATTAAATATCCCCAAACCTTAAGGTCTGCTTAAAATTAATCGGCAGTACAAGGTAGTCATTGCCAGCTCCGCCGCCATTTGATTTGGCAACGCGACGGTATAGACTTCCTTCGGGCCAACTTCTAAACCCACGCGAACTATCAAAAGCACCGCCCCAATTTATTTTGATGAGCATATGCGGGGCTTTATCGCGATCCATTTCCTCAAAGCAGTTAGTGCCTTTCTTGCTCTTAAAGAAACGACCAAACTTAAACCCCATGTTGCCAGAAAAAGAGACATTAAGACTGCCTTGAAGTTCGGTATCGGCTGCATAATCAAATGCTTTTAACAACCTGTCCTCAGTGAAAATTAGAGACAGATTGGGCCTGTACTTGCCGCCGTCGTTAACGAGATACTTTCCGTCATCAAGCTTGAAAGTATTCTTGCCTAAGTGGAGCCCTTTTGACTCCAAAAACAACGGTATGGACAGTTTTAAAATCTGCTCGTAAGCATCCTGAGCGTCCAAATCGACAGGAATGCCATAGCGGTTTAAGTGGCTTATGACGGTTTTTTTGGAGTAATAATGACCGAAAGAATTAGTAAAATAGTGGTGTACTTTACCTGTTCGATATCCTTCATACACCTTTTTGCGAAGCTCTTCAAAGGGTGCCAACTCAACGAACAATCCTTTTGAAACTTCACAAATTTTTTCATATACATCTGTATCATCCAAGTTGAACTCAAAACCGTAATTTTTGAGGATCTGTTCAACACTATCTCTCCCAAATCCTCTTTCTCTGAAGCATTCGTTGATGTAGTAGTGGACTTCTCCGGCTTCAAAACCAGCGAATACCCTGACACATAATTCATCAAAATTCATAATTACCCCTCCCCTATTTTCAATCCCACCACCCCCGCCCGTATCTAAACGGGCAGAGATAGTAGACTAAAGTTTCATAATGGCCTCACGAATCCATAATATTGCCACATCCAGGTTGGTAAAAATAAGTGACTTTTCTCTACCAACTGGAAACTCAGCTTCAATTGCCACATAAAGAGCATTCAGCGCTTTTTTGGTTTCGGGAACTTTTGCCAATTGTTCTTCTGTGGGTTTAATATCTAGATTAATCATATGTATCACCTCCTTAGCTTAATCTTGCGGACTAAAACGGCCAGTCCACAGCGACAATCTGCCTCTCCTTCCAATTGGCGTTGTGTGTTGCTACTACCACCGCCCCAATCTTTGGATCAAAGGTGGCTGCAGCACCGGCAGCGGATCCGTGCGCTTGATGTAGGGCTAAGCCATACCTCCAAATAGGTGCCCGTCCACCGATGACCAACAGGGATCCGCGGGGAATTTCCGGCATGACTGGCAACGGATCTGATGGTGTACAGGGGCCATCTACGCCAATACTCCAAAATACGGGACCTTCTACTGTAATCGGCCTGGTGGGATTGAATTGCTCTGCAAGTTCCCAGCGTGCTCGGGCATCGGCAACGCTCTGTTTAAATCTGTCTGTGGGATTCGGGATGTTCAAAAACCCTTCCACGATAGCATCCCAGACATGGTATCCAAGAGTAAAACCGGCAGGCATTTTTGGGTATTCGTCTTGCTCCGAGACTACGCCCATGACAAATATGCTGTCCTCCTCCACATTATCCGCGACAATGTGGGCATAGCGCAGATTGTTGGCACTGCTGTGAGTAGACATATGCTTAATTAAGACAATGCCATCACACAGGGAAACGCCACCTTCGGTATAGCTCCACTTTCCGTTCTTGTGGTATTGTCCTTCCCAATTGATGTAGTCGATTTTCTCTACAGCAGGTTGTCCGTTCAACTTCAGTACTGCGACAACAGCAGTTCCGTCAGCGTCGTTTACGCTTAATTTCATAACTATTCCTCCTTTTTATTTTTTCCTGGCAGGGCTTTTTCGGCTAACCCCAAGCCTGGGAAAACTAAAAGACCGACTCTGCTGCTGTTTTGCCGTCCGGGTAGTAGAAAATCAAGCGTTTCTCACTGTTCGGGCACTGCTTTTTCAAACGCTTCCAGTCCTCCTGACACGTGATATTCCAATGGATCAGGCGGATGTGGCCTCCATCGTTGTACCCTGCGACAGCGTGGACTTTGACTACATTAACAAGCATTTCTTGAAAGGTAAGTTCCTTCGTAAGAAAGTAAAACTGTCCGGATACCTGATATTCTTGGCATAATTCTCCCTGATAGTTGAAATCAATACCGTCCTTGTGGACATATGCCTGGTATGCGCTGGTTTCCTCGATGAAATCACAATGGAAGTAGGGCGACAGGTTTGGACTGTCATTCCATTCTGTACGATTAAATCCACAGGAAAACTGGAATCCTGTAGCTTTTGGGTATTCTTTTAAAATGGCATCTATGACCATTTTTTTCTGCCAATCTTGACTGATTTGCGCTGTTAACATTTCTATTCCTCCTATATATTTATTTTAGATTAGGCCAGGCAACCCGCCCGACCTAACTTTTTTGCGTTCTACCAGGTGTGGTTCCAGGATTTCTTTACTCTACCGTCTGGCATTGCGTGCTCATAATGGTTATCCCAGGAGCATTCTTCCCGTGGGTCACAGCATGGGGCACTCCAACTACTCAACAATACGGGCTTACCAGTTTCTCTAGCTTGGTCAAATTTCTCTTGACGTTCAGCGTATTTCTTCCGAATAGCCTCTGTTTTTGCCTCAATCATCGGACTTGCATATAAAGCGGCCTGCGGGTAGGTGAACTCTTCGCCCAGTGCTTCAACGGCTTTAAGGTCTACATGACAACCCCAACCGCTAACATAATTTGCAATCCCTAAACCCATTAGAACCTCTGCTGCCTGCCCAGTAGCAAAGTGACCACTCAGATGCTCGCCATCATGATATTTCAGGTGGATGGCTTTTTCTCCAGCAAGGATAGCCTGTTTCTCTGCTTCTTTCTCCGCCAGTTCCCTGGCTTTTAGTTCAGCCTTCTCCTGTTCCCGACGTTGCAATTCTGCAATGATTTCCGGCTTTGCTGCTACGAGCATGTCGCGTGTTTTCTGAGAAAGCTTCTTTGCGTTCGAAACCCTGATTTGACCTTCAATGTGTAGGGTGATGTTGTATTTTTTAATTAATTCAGTTGCTGTCATTTTCATATCCCCTTTCATATTTTCAACCCTTGAACTGGGGAGGCTTTTAGCCTCCTGCCGGGATTCTCGGCATTCCCTTGGCGGGTTAATTATTTATTTGCCAGTCATAAACCCTCTTCCCTTCGGAAAAGAATTTTTCGGTAAGATATACGGTTGTAGTGTATTCCATGCCACCATATGCAGGGCGGCAACTTCCGTCAGTCCAATCTACGTTCGGAGAAATTGTAACTGCTTGGTAATTTCTATGGTTGAAATTGCAGTCTGAGATCTTTAAATCATAACCTTTACTGCAATCAAGCTCCATGTTTCTAGGATTTCCATAAATAATATTTTGCGGAACCCCAAGACTTGTCAATAATTCACTTACTACCATAATCTCGACCTCCTATTAAGTTTTCCTTGCACACCCCCGACGATTTGTCGGGACGCTCCGGCCTAAGTGCCTTTTTATACTCGCCGGGACGAGTTCATCATCTCTTCTATATCCTCTTGTGACAGTATCGGTTCTGGTTTCCTGCCCTGGTATCCTTCTAGGAGTCGGTCTATTTCTTCCAGAGCTAGCATTGCCATGTGTGTACCCCCACCCTCGTATTTAGTTTTAACCTCTTACTCAAATCCCTGCTAATCAAGGTCCTGAGTGAGGGATTAAACGCTACCCCTTGTACTCTTTCTTCCACTCCTTGTATATTTCTTTGACTTCTTCTGCATCCCCCTTATGATAGATATCATTTATGCTATCACCGTACTCCCCGATCTCCTCATATGACCATGGGCAACCCGAGAAATTGTAACCAGCTTCACTTAGGTATTTTTCTAGATCATCACAGGCAGCCTCTGCCAGCAGAGTTGTCTTAGCCGTGAATGTTATTTGTACACTCCTACCATCTATCTTGCCGTCCAAGTCCCTACACACTAGATATTCAAATTTTGTCCTCATTCTCTCGACCTCCAACTACTCTACGACCTTTACATACAGGTCAGCAAGTTTGATTTCAAGTTCCTTTTCGCCGGCAAATCTGGCAACCCGTATTAGCTGCGAGACTCTGCCTGCTAGATAGCTTTTAGGTGATTTGCCTATATCGGCTGTGATGTCGGCCATTTGCTGTTGGATAAATTCTTGCATCCGTTTTGACCTCCTTTGATTTCTGTCTACACCCTTATCTTACAGCATTCTATGATATATGTCAACACCATAATCAAAGATTTTTTAAAATTGGGCAAAAAAATGCCCCGGAATCTCTAGGACTCCAAGGATTTTTTACGAACATATTCGCTCGCTGAAATATTTTCTTTTTTCGCTTTCTCCAATACTATCTCCCACTCAGGATCGGTGTATTTAATATGATGGGATTTATATTTTTCTTCCGGTGGTTTTGGCGGTCGGCCGGATCCCGTCCTGGCTCCACCGCGCGGGGAACACATAAGCATAGAATCACTCCTTTTCATGATAGTATACATGAAAATAGTATACACCATAATCATAAAAGATACAAATAATGATTTCCTAGCCTTTGATGAGCTTTTCGTTTGGCTAGGAAAAGGGCAGGCAATGCATTGACAGGACAATCTGATAAGTGATAATATAGCCAAGTCACTCTTTGAGGGGAGGTAAGAACATTGACTAAAGAATAGATAGATGAGATTTTGGAGAGCATTGGTTTAGAGGAAATTAGAGGGGAAGAATAAGCCTGAGGCGGATTAACCCAACGCCTTTGGTTTATTTTTTTCCTAAAAATAAAAAAGCCCCGGCAACCGTCAACATTTCTTTGACAGTTCCGAGGCACAAAAGTAATTCGCGTTATGTTATTTTAACCTAATTTTTTCAAAATAACCCCTGCAGAAAAGTTAGCTATTTGTTTCTGCAACTGTTCAATTGACGCCTCTACCCCTGATTTTAGCTGATCGAATTCAGCAGTAACAACCATGTCGGTAGTTTGCGCTGTGGCGGTGGTAGTGTCTGTAGTGTTCCAAACTTTCTTCACTTCGGCCAGGGCATCATGTATAAGGCTGTCCCATTTATCGTCCGACAAATTAATTCCTGCCTGCTTGCCTAGACCACGCGCCCTTAATATGGCCTCGCTTAATTTATCTTCTCCCTTAATACCCTTTAATGCTGCGTATTGCTCAACTGCAGAAATAGCAATACTGGCAATATCTTTTGCATCTTTAATCTGTTTCGCGGTAAAGTGCTGGCGTAGGTAGTACATACCCATTGTAAGTAATACGCTGATTAACGACTTTACTGCAGTACCCATATCGGGAGTAAACTGACTTTGATCCATTTACGCATACCTCCACTTTTAATTTTAAAGCCAACCCAGCACATGGCCAGGGCTAAACTCTATTTAAACGTAAAACTACTTTGAATAATACTTCAGCATTGCCACCATAACAGCGTCCACAATCCGCGAACGATATGTCGGATCGTGCAGCTTAACTTCTTCGCCTGGGTTAGTGATAAAACCAGCCTCTATAATTAGTGTCGGTATGCCGGTTTTTCTGAGTAACCACAGTCCGGGACGCTCCCAGGTGCCCTTGCCATGCAGCGGGATCCCTGTTGCTTGTACTTCATCCCGAATCATCTCGGCTAATTTCCATGCCTGACTACTCTGACCATATGACAGATCTTCAAACCCACTGGCTTTTGCATCTCCAGCGTTGTTATGCCAACTGGTGAACAAATCGGCATTCGGGTATTTTTGTTTAATCAAAGCCGGCTGTTTGGAGTAATCAATTGACTGCTCAATCCAGATCACCTTTGCGCCCTGGGCTTCAAGTTTTGCTTTATGCTCCAGAGCAAAAAGCAAGTTGATGTCCTTTTCTAGAGTATATAAGGTATCCCCTTCTGCCGGGTTAATCCCGTCCACTGCACCAGGGTCCCCACCCGCACCATGACCAGCTGCAATAATGAATGTGCGACCGGCTAAACTACTTCCTACCTGACTGGCTTTCTGTGGTGCGCTACCACTAATCAGCGCCCGAATTTTTGCCTGGGTCTGCGGGCCAACAACACCGTCTACCGTCAAACCGTATTTCTGCTGGAATTTTAAAACGGCATCTTCGGTTTTGCTCCCGAATATGCCGTCAGATGAACCTGGACTTAAGCCAAGTCTAGTTAAGTTTTGCTGCAGTTCTTTTACGTCCACGCCTTTAGATCCACGTGCTAACATTTTTTATCCTCCCCTTTACCATCTTTGTTTTTTAGTACCTCCAATGTGTTTTTCAAAACTGCAGGTAGAGGAATGCCCACCCTGCCCGCATTCTCCAGTATGGACAGACCTTCTATGCCCAAATAAAAGCCGACTACAGAATTACGCATTAGCTGCGTACTAGTTAGTTGATCAACCTTAAAGGCCACAGCCACAAGCATAAGTATTAAAACCTTTTTAGCCACACCCTTAAAGCCTACCCGACTACTCAACCTGCCCTCTATGCCTGATGCTAGTAACCCGCTGGCATAGTCCAGCACGATAAAAAACACTAATGCCCTTAGTAGCGCGTCCCACCCGCCCAGTGCTTGGCAAAGGGAACTGCCAACTGCAGTTCCAAGCACTCCCGCGCATACTTTTATTCTATTGAAATCCATGAAATCATCTCCCGGTAACCAAATAAAAATAACCTCCGAAGAGGTATACATAGGTATACTTGTATACTTTTTGTATACCTCAAATATTACGCGTAAAAACAATTAATGATTATGTAAAGGAGAGCCTTCGCCCTCCTTATAATTAAGCAACTAGATAGATTAGATAGACCAGTTGCCTGCCTCGTCTTGCACAAATACCTTAATGACGTTAACACCCTCAGCACCAGCAGTCTCTAAATCTGCGCCGTCTAAGGTGCATTCAATGTCAGTGTCTGCAGCATACCCGCCTGCACTACCTGACATATTCACAGAGCCATTTACTACTCCAATCAAGGTACCAGAGGCATGTCCATCACCGGCATTAGCTACTACCATAACCTCGTAAGCCTCAAACCCTTCGTCAGAGCGGAAGCTGAAGGTAGTTACGCGCTTACCGGTTACCTTGGAAATCTTGGCCGGAGTCGGGCCACCAGTAATCGTAATAATGGGTGAAGTAGTGTCCAAGATAATGGTGTCGGTTGCGACAGTTGATTCGTTTAAAACATCGTCACGCAATCTTAAGTTAATAGTCTTAGTACCGTCACCGGCAGACCACTTAATTTGCTGAGACGTGCTGAAACTTATCCATTCAGAATCTTCCTCAGCAGTCTGGATATTTACGTTTTCAGACTCGTCAACGTCTCCCCAAAGCTTCATTTGGTACCCAGTCGTAATTACATCGTCAGTGCCAATAGTGCTGTTGCATAATAGAGATGTTGAATAGGTTGCTCCACCATCAAGAGAAATACTTGGATTTGCCGGACCACTCATGTCTAAATTCACCTCAATACTACTTGCCATTTTAAATCCCTCCCCTATTTAGTTATATTAATTGACCCTTACGGATCAAATTATGAACACTCGAACTTTCATTCTGAGCAAAACAGACCTTGCTATATTGACACTTGACGTTTCGGTAGCGTCGTTATGCACCTCATCGCGAAAACTAGCAGTTACCAGGGCAGTACCGACAGACAGTACAGAACTGCTAATCATGCCCTGCCACGTTCTCTTGTTAACGAAATAACCAGTGACGACATGACTATTACCGGCAGAATCTTTAATGACAACCTCCTGCCAGTTATCCAAATCCTCACTGCTCGTAACATGAACCGCAATATCCTCGCCTTTTACCACGCTGACAGGCGCAGTAATATTCAGAACAGGAGCTATAGTGTCAAGATAGACAGAAAGAAAACCAGATGCAATAACGTCAATACTGAAACTAATTTCTGCACTATTCGAGTATGGCACAACGAAGCCAGTTTCTAGACATAGGGCCTCACCAACCTCAACTGTGAAAGCTGTTTCAAGGGACAGGACATTGCCTGTCTTAAGCGATACCTC